CTCTGGTTTTCCTGGAACATCCATATTCTGACACAATCCGAGCATGCTCATGATTGTGCTTGCTTGCAAAGTGTGCAAGCAATAGGATGTCGCCATCCGCATGTTTCTTTCGAGTTTGAGACAGTAGTCGCCAAACTCTAACGTCGTACCGATGCAAGCGAGAATTCCATCTTTTTCTAAGATGAGATTCATCGCTTCCACTGAACGCCGTGAAACCTGCGTAGCCAGCGTCACGGATTGCCACAACTCTGATTCCACGTTGTAAACGTGCAGGGATGAGGCTTCGAAGCTGTTCTGAGGCATGCCATAATCCTTTATTAAAGAGATTGTTGGTAGTGTCTAGTACAGCCTGGCGTGACGCCGGACTGTTGGGATCTAGAGTCTTCGGCGATACAGGGGTTACATCATAACCCTTGTAGGCGTCTGTGCCACAGGACTCGCGGAAATGACCGTGAACGAAAGACTTAGTCTTGTTCACTTTCAGCCCTACGAGCTCCATGGTATTAACTAGATCCACGTACCCGTGTGTCGGGATAATAATATCATCACCGTACACACGTACCTGGTTACGTAACCTCCATATCTTTCGCTTCGTAACTCTGCCCTCGATGGAAACACCAAGAGCAAAGCAGAGGAAGACGAACGACTGAACAGGAAAGGTTACAGCTGTACCCTGCGAGGCAAACTTCCTCAGTTTAAGGAAGCCCTTAATCTTAGAAACGTCATCTCTAAGATACCTCGTTCGTGCGGCGTGCAGAGCGGTCAGAAGAGACGGATGTCTCCTAAAGACACGTTCCACGGTCCAACACGACAGCCGGTCGCTTGCATCAGAAAGATCTACTGTTGCAAGTTCACGACTTAGGGAAGCTTGAGTAACCAACGCGGCAGACTTGGACTGATCCCGAAGGTCAATAAAGAAGCCCTTAAAAAGGCGACGATATTCTCCAACGAGGTAGTCTAGCATCAGCATCTGACACCACATATGTGATGTCGGCTCTGCTGCTATGATCCTAGGACCTTTTGCAGTCTTTGGAACACAATGCAACCGCGAGGGCCCCTCATGGAATGAAGGGCGTTCACGCACTTGTCCTGCAGTTTTTCCGCAGAACTCGAACGGGAACCGTTCCTCAAGCTTATCTGGCCAGTAGTCAAATCGCGATTTCTCGTGATTCTTCAACTGTTCAGCTACAGCACCAGGGCCATGTCGAAAGCCGATGCCCTCCGCCAATGATTCCTTACGCTCTGAGTAGAGCACAGGGTCAAAGGCTGCGAAGTCATCGAGAAGGAGATCAGCGACCTGCTGAACTCTCTCTAGGACATGACGACTTCTGACCAAGGATTGGTCAGCAACTCCACTGATCCCCAAAGGGAGCTCTAGAGTTGACCCAGATAAGCTGCAGCAGTCACTAAGACTGTTACGAGCAATCTGCGCATAGTCGCCGAGGAGATCCTCTTCCCACTTAAGAGTAGGTCGAGGTAGTCTCTGCTCGATTTCATGGTATCTCTCCAAAGCCGCCTCACGGCGGTCCGGGGAGCATTCCATGGCTATATTCTTCCCGATCCGGAATAACTGCCGGAGAAAGAAGATAATAGTCTCATCAGCATCCTGCTTAAGACAGGCATCCCTATCAAACACCCGTAGCCAGAGTCCCGAGAATAATCTCGGCACCCTGACTCTCTTGGACACCCTTCTAGTGAAGGGACCAGAGAGACGAAGACGGCCAGTCTCCAGACCTGCAGTAAGTAGGCCATCGAGAGCTGGGAGGTCCAGTGTGAAAACACTAATACCTCGAGTTTGACAGTAAAGGGCAAGTCTCTCAAAATCGAGATCCAAACCCTCTATTGCCGGGTACGCTACACGGACATCCGTAAGGATACCGCGTACAACATGGACTAGAGCATTCACTTGGCTTTGCATCATTAGGAGTCATCCAAAATGATCCAAGCCGCAGAATGCAGCAGCCGACTGAAAGTCCCTTAAGACTCTCAGTTCATCAAAAGCCGGCTGAGAGTCTTAGGACTCCCAGTTCAGCAACTTGGTGATATTCGCTTCCGTAAAGAAGTCGAATAGTCCCATCGCCGTGTCGACACAAGTAGGGAGATCATCTCCCTGCTGGTTCTCGATCACGAAATAGACCTTCCTCACGAGGTCGGTCGTTGATGGCGCCACCGCATAGCTCGTCGAGACAAGCTCGCAGTTGTGTCGATCAATCGACACACCGCGCTTCTTGTCTGTGTACTTACTATGACGGATGGCAAGCCTGATCTCAGCCGTACTGGCCCGAAGCAAGTATTCCGAAGAATACTTGTCCTGGTTGATACGAACAAGATTGAAGGCCACCGAGTTGATGGTGACAACCGCAGGATCTGCGAACATGGCACTAGTCCTTTCTTACAACGTGTTGCAGTTTGAGGCATCTCTACCTCGTTACTGCTAACGAAGTAAGAATACCCATCTGATTCCCGTTAAGGAACGGGAAATGGGCAACAGGAGCGACGAAAGACGTCACACGTGACTTGTCCTCCCTGACCACCTTCAATGGAGTTAGACTCCAATCGGGGGATGTTGGTGGAGTACAAGAGTATGTCGTCTTAGTGTGTCTCATGACAGAAACGTCACTGAGAGTAGCTGGTACAATGTTCCGCTGTGACTTAAACCAGTCACCAGTGGTGGTGCACCAGTCCACTAGCCATGACCACGGCATGGCCTCCCAAAGGGTAGAATTATCCAATGTGAGACCTAAAACCGCACGTCGGGCTAGTGCACGCATTTCCGATGGAGCTGACATCGATTCAAATCCAGAACCAGGTAACCACCTGGCATGGACTTTCACCGTCATCAACGTGGTTACATCCCAGACGCCGCGAATAGCGACGCCATCAGTTTGTAGCCACTGCTCCCTGGACTCCGTATTGGAGCCAGCAAAGACCGGAACCGTCCTCCGAAGACCTTGTTGGCGGACAAACCTGGACAGTTCCCGAACTCGTGAATCCACAAGATCGGAAAACTGTGTCAGCTTTGCCAAGTCACTAGCTATGGGACGAATCCCATACTGGTAACTGAGATTAGCAGCCCCAACACGGCCAAGCACGTTAGTGCTGGCTGTGCGGAGGGTTCTAGCTATATCTCCCAACTCCAGTATATTCACCGGGACGTCCACAGAAGGACGACTCGGATTGGTACGGGCTGCACCTACTGTGGCCCAGCCAGCACTGGATTGGTCATCGGGAATGTCAAGATGCCCCGAGTCAGGATCATGACCATCCACAACATAGTTGTGGAAGGATGAACTGAAAAAGCCAAGATCGGGCTTATTCAGTACACCACCATCTAACGTCCTATGATGGACGTGAAATGGCGCATTATCTCCGGAGTCAACAATATCTCCGCAGAAATTCTGACTTTGAAGCAATTCACCGCCATCGACCCAATTAACCCCGAACCTCCTATACACACCTTGTGTACGGAAGGAAAGGGAGTTGCGTTCTCTGGCGGGCATGACATTTACTCCTGAAGAGGGGATTGGCTATCGACGACGGGTACAACCCGTCGAAGAGAGACATGCAGGGTCCATTAGTGGAC